TGTGGATACATAGGAAAGAAAAAGAAAAGAGGAAAAACGGTTGTTTTCCTCTTTTTTATTTGAACCGAACATCCACGCCATCCTCACTCAAAACCACCCGGTCGATCATACTTTTTGCAATATCCCGCCGGTCTTCGAAAGACATGTTTTCCCAATCTTCCGCAGTAAAAGGAATGATTTCAACGGCATTGAATTCCGTCAGTGCTTCTGAATACTGATGAATCAGGAGCTGCTTTTCCCGGTGGAGGGTTTCAATTCTGCGGTTGATGTATTCCGCAGAAATCTGGCTGACGTTTTCCAATGTGGAAATCAGATTTTCGATTTTGCTGTCAATGTCTGCGATTTTCTGCTGATGTTGTTTGATGACATTGTTTTCCCGTTTTTCTCTTGCCAGATGGTAGGCTTCCGCTTCTTGGATGAGCCGTGCCTGGACTTGCGCTTCGATCTCCCGTACCCGATGGGTCTGTTTTGCGTCGCAGCATTTATGTAGATACTTCCCAGAGCAGACGAAATAGGGGATACGCCCATCTTTGGTACTGGCAAACCGGACGGAAAAGGCATAACCACAATGACCGCATTTTACAAGCCCTGTGAGCCAGGAATGTTTCCCTTTTCCACTGTTTTTTATTTGCCGATTTTTGGACAGCTTTTCCTGACAATAGAGAAACGTACTGCTGTCGACGACGCCGTTATGATGCCCGATGGCAAGCAGGTGATTGGATACGTCTTTATATTTCCGCTCACTGGCATCCCGCTTGCCCGCAAGGATGCATCCATGGGTGCCGTCAAAATCCTCCGGTTCGTTTGCCATGATGGCACCTTTGGATTTGTAGTAATTGTAAATGGCAATATCTGCTTGGACGTAAGCGGGATTTTTCAAAATGCCGGAAAGTTTCACGCTGTCAAAGTTGACGCCGCCGGCAGAAAGAGCACCGCTGCGGATCAGGGCTTTTTGCACATCTGCCAGACTGGTAAAAGGCTGGGCATATGTATCAAAGATTTTGGACACGATTTCCAAATCTGCATTGGGTTCATAAATGGTGGCTTTCTTACTATCCAATGTGGTACGTACCAGATCGAAGCCATAAGCGGCAGGACCGCCGCCCCAGGCACCTTTTTTGACACGGGCATAATAGTTGTCCCGGACACGTTCGGCAATGGTTTCACGCTCCAGCTGGGCGAAAACAACGATGATATACAGCATGGCACGTCCCATGGGGGTAGAAGTATCAAACTTTTCTGTGGCGGAAACAAAGGAGATGCCGTTGTTTTCCAGTACATCAATGAAATCCGCAAAGTCTACGATGGAACGGCTGATTCTGTCCAGACGATAGACTACCACTTTTTCGATCTGACCCGTTTGGATGTCGTGCATCATTTCGGTAAAAGCGGGGCGATTGGTATTTTTGCCGGAATAGCCGCTGTCCTCATAGATTTTGCACTCTTCCGAAAAAATTTCCCGTTTGGCAAAGGCTATCTGGCTTTCGATGCTGATGCTGTCTTTTTTGTCGATGGATTGTCTTGCGTAAATAGCTACCATACAAAAGACCTCCTTTTCCTATATTTAGGGTATAGCAAAAAGAGCGGTCTTATGATACAATACAGTTGCGACATGTGGTTGTATCTTACGACCGCTTTATGAAATTCCCTTTCCTGCGCCAACAGGAGAGGGGATTTTTTTATTTTAGCAATAGTATTCAATCTGTCCGAAATAACCCATCCATTTTTCCGTGATTTCCTCATGTCTGGCTTCGATGATGCTCATGATGATTTTCAGTTTCCGGCTGGGGATTTGCGACTGATTGTGACAAAGCAGGCACCGTCCCGTTTGGGTGATCCAGATTTTTGTGGCTTTTTCCGAGGGAATGCCTTCTGAAACATGGACATGAATGGGTTCCAGCGGCTTGGATTCATTGGACCAGAAATAAATCAGATAGGAGCCGACCTTAAAGATTTGCGGCATGGTCGAACCCTCCTTCTCTTGCCAGTTCGATGACGATATGCGCCACAGATTTCAGATAGGCTTCGTATTTTTTCAATTCTTCCTCAGAAAACCCTTCTACGTTTTTCCATTCATAAGAGGGCAGGTAACATTCCGCAGAATGGAAGCCGCCGTATACAGGCTGTTCAAAATAAACTTTTACTGTTTCTGTGCCGTTTACATCGTAAGTGTCAGAATGGACCACTTCGGTTTTATCATCTAATGTCATGAAAGGATACATCATAATCATCTCTCCTTTGTCCTGTTTTTATTGGAATTCCATATCACGTAAGTTAAAAATTATTCTGTTGTGCCGCCACCAAAACTTTCTGCAACAGATACAGCCCCGCCGGTGATTGCGTCTAGAAGTGGATCGTCAGGTACGATGATCCAGCCGTTTTCCCCTTTTTCCAAATGGATTGTGACTTCTTTTGTAACGGTTTTATCTTTGTTGCTGTCGATGGCAGAAAGCAGGATATGATTCATACTGGTTTCCATTTCTTCATCAGACAGACCGGAGAAGGCAAGGGGAAGCATTTTGGAAAAACTGTCAGAAATAACTGTAAATAAATCTGTGTTGGTGATAGATGCGGTTACTGTTGCGGTATCACCATCTTTTTCTGATGACAAAATTTCAAATGTCATGTTTCCCATAAGCTTTTTCCCAAGTTCTTCAGATGTCAGATCTTCTACAGAAGTAGTGGTTTCGCTGCTTGTTGCTTCATCGGTAGCGCCGCTGTATTTTGCAAGTGTTTCCAGATCGATTGTCTGAAACGCTGTTAAATAGTTGGTAACAGCGGTTTCAGGAGATTCCATAGAACTGCAGCCTACAAAAGAAAACATCAATACCATAGTTGACAATAGTACAACCAATTTTTTAAACATATACATTCCTCCCCGAATGGTTGTTACGTGATATGGAATTGCACACAATGTTATGTTTGCAAAAGAAAATATTTAGTTTTCACGGAAATATTCTGCCAGATCTTCCAGCACCGGCAGGAAGCGGGTAGAGATATCTTTTGCGATTTTTGCCGCAATCCTGTCGTCGTAGATGTGAGAAGTGCGGTTTCTGGATTCCAGCATGTCCAGCCAGACGCTTTCGTCGTTGATCATTTGATTCCCGTAAGCGGTTTTCAGCACCTGTTTGGGAAAATTCAGCTCATTTGCAACGCCCTGATCCAGCAGGTATTCCTTTGCGGCTTTCCAGGAAAGCTCAAAAGATGCTCTAAATCGATAAATCATACCATCTCGAATCACAGTGTTCCATGGCTGCTGTTGATATGCGTTTTGGGCTTCCTGCAGTCGATGCAGGGCTTGTAAAAACAGTTCTTTTTTGTGCATAATTTATGTACCGTTCTTTTTAGTTATAAATATAAAGGAATAAATTTTCGCATTGATATAAAACTTACCAATAGATTATGACATAAGGAACTTCATTGTCATGATCATCCATTTCTAAATGGTCTAAGAAAACAGCTGCTGCGCCATTTTCGTTATATTTTTTTGCATATTTTTTCGGTAATTTCCCTAAATCACTTATCCAAACATCCTCTGAAAAAGTATCCTCAAGGAATTCTAATTTTTCACCTTCGGAAGTCATAGAAATATATAATTGTCTTTCATCACCAGAATAACTGAGTAATTTCATTATGGTGCTTTCTCTATCTTGCAGGTTTTTTTGCTCATTTCTATAAAAAGAAATATGTAAGTGATTTTTAGAGTTCCCCATATCTTCAAACCAGATGTAAAAAGGATCCTTTTTCTCAATCCAGTCGTGAATCATTTCTTTCTTTTCCAATATTTCTCCCAAGATCTTATCAAATTTTTTTAAGTAAATGTGATCTCCATCAATATAGTAATCGATGTTCCAGCTACTTTCCAATATCATTTGTTTCAGAATTTCAAAAGCATTTTCTGATGGAGTAAATGAGATGTTTGTATAGTCATAAACTAATATATACTCACCATTTTCTATTACAGACTTAGCGTATGTATGATACGAAATATGTTTTTTGAGATCCAAACCAACGAGATCTAGTGGGTTTTTCTTACCCTGTAAAATGAATTTGACATATGGAGATTCAGAAATGCTTTTTCGATTTTCTATAACATCATTTATCATGAGCAAGTTCATTTTTTCAAAGCCAAAGATATGGTAATCAAAAAGATATGATACAATTTCGAATTTATGGATATCAAAATAGCAGATGAACAGCAGCTGTTTATCATCTGGCAGTTTCATATTATGGAATGTGCTTTTTATTTTTTCGGAATTTAAGATTTCAAAAATAATAATATTTTCAAAGTTTAATTTCATTTCAGATATTAATTTCGCTTTCCCTAAAAGAGAGAGTTGTAATGCCTTAATAGACAAAAAAGTATCTTCTTGTTCGATGGAATATGTTTTAGCTTTATCAACATCTAAGCCAAAAATACAATGTAATGAAGTTTTATTTTGACTCATTTATAATCCTCCCCGAAAGTGAAAAGTTGTACATATCAGTAGTGACATATTATAAATTAGGTGTATCGTTTATTTTACTGCACTCAAAAAAGCAATAGCTTTTCCAATGATACGTACTTTGTTCATATCGTTTTCAAAGAATATCATGTCCTGGTAGTTAGGGTTTTCAGCGCAAAGGCGGATCTTATCATCAGAAACATAAACCCGTTTCAAAGTCGCTTGACTTTCTGAGCAGTCATCCATAAGAACGGCTGCGATCTCTCCGTTATCCACCATGTCCTGTTTACGAATAAAGACGATGTCCCCATCCATAATGCGTGCATTGATCATGCTGTCGCCTTGGCAGCGAAGGGCGAAGTCCGCATGAACATCTGCATCCATATCTACATAAGATTCAATATTTTCCGTTGCTAGGATTGGTTCCCCACAGGCGATCGTGCCAAGGAGGGGGATTTTTTTTGTTTTTGGCAGAGGAAAGATGTTTGGAAATAAAGAAGTGTCAATAAAATTGGTTGAGGGAATTTCCATATCATCAGATTTTCCGATAAGCCAAGCCGGATTTACATTTAATACTCTGGCAAAGGATTCTACAACAGGTAATTTGATATTCTGTATTTTTGCGGTTTCATATCTTTGTACAGTGGAACGAGCAACGCCGGAGGCTTCAGCCACATCTTGAAGGCTCATCCCTCTCAGTTCGTCACGTGCATATTTTAATCGTTCGCCTATTATTTTTCTATCCATAGGAATGCCTCCTTTTAATTAGAATTGTATCACTGAAAATTGCATAGTGCAAGATAAAAAATAAAATATTTTAATACTTGTTACATAATGCTATTGACAATAATGTTGTNAGATAAAAAATAAAATATTTTAATATTTGTTGCATAATGCTATTGACAATAATGTTGCGTAGTGCTACAATCGAGAAAATGAAAGGGGTGACAACTTTGATTAACAGCAACAAAATAAAGGGCAGGATGGTTGAATTAGGGATTACGCAAAAAGAAATGGCAGAAAAAATGGGATTGGCTGCACCGACGATATCTCAAAAAATCAATAACGTAAGACCTATGGATTTGATAGAGGCTGAAAAAATAGCGGAAATTTTGAGAATAACAGAAAATGAGTTCGGAGAATATTTTCTTTGCAGAGATGTTGCACAATGCAACCGTAGAAGGGTGAATGAATAAAAAAGAGTTTCATGTACCAAAAGCAATTTGTCAATGTGTAAAAATCATCAAAGCCCCAAAAGCATAGGACAAACCGTCAACCACATACACTGCAACAGGAGGTGTTACATATGTCGAAACCAAAAAAGGAATACCGTGTGACCGTATCTTATTGTGAGAAAACCCCAGAGGAAGCAGAACGCCTCCGGCGGCACATCACCAATGTACTGTATGACAAAAAAATGCTGAGCCTCCAGCGGCAGAAAGAAAAAGAAGCCATAGCGGTGCAGAAGGCATGACGGGACTTCGGTCCTGCCAGTGGACAAGCATAGAAAGGAACCAAAGATGTTAAAACCGGGATATCGGTATGTGGTTTGCGGCGACTGCGGTGAAATCTGGAACATTGCCAAAGAGCAGGATACCAGACACGGCTATCTTTGCCCGCAATGTGCATACAAGCGTCGCATGGAGAGGAGGAAAAAAGATGGACAAGCTCATCATTACGCTGCTGGTGGTAATCGGAGTGCTGGTTTTGTTTCTGGGAGTTGCTCTGGAGGAAATCAAAGCCCTGCAACAGGACAAGCGTGACTGGAAAAACCGCTATTACGCAGCAGCGCAGATCAGAGCCAAAGACAGAATTTGACAAGATAAACAGTAGGAAGTGAATCTATGAAATTTTCAGACATTACGAAAGTAGCGAAACGATTCCGCTATGCCGTCATTGTGACAGATGCCGGAAACAATCAGTGGTGTAATACGGGAGCGGCTGCCTATAAATTGGAAGGATTGCCATACCTGACAGCAGACGATTTTCTGAACATTATTGGCATAGCGGAAGCGAAGAAATGTAAGTGGTATCTGGGCGATCGGCAGGATGAAGCGGGACTTTTCAAAATAGATCGTCTGGGAGAGCAGGAATTGAACGGAGATATGGCTGGCGTTTCCATTTTGTATAACGGACATAAGCTGATGCCTTTTTATCTGGCAGAAGGTGTTGTTTGGCTGGATGTGGATTTGCTGGTGCCGGTATTGAACGGAAAAACGGAATACCTTCGTTTTTTCCTGCGGAATCAGAACGGCAGGCGTACCATTGCCGTCAAAGACGGTCTGGTATTGATTGCGTTGATTGGGGAGTTCCCCTTAGACCAAGGTTTATACGAACATGTGAAATTGATGTGGCAGCAATGCCAGATACAGGGAGTGGAGGTGGAATCTCATGAAGACAGTGACGATGATGCTGATTGAGGAAACGGGAGCAAAGGTCATCAAACAAAATCCTGCCATGGCAGAAATGGCGGCTAGAATCGGAGCGGTGGGCAGAATGGACATCATTCCCATGCGCCCGAACTTTGATCAGATCTATCTGGCATTTGATATGGCAAAAAATCCAGACGATCCCATGTACGACGGCTGGGAAGGAGAACGGAAGCTCATTGTGGGAAAGGGGATTTTGTTTCGCATGGCAGGTATGCGGATTTGGGACTTGCCCTTGGAAGATGGAGAAAAAGCGGCAGAGCTGGTGGAAGTCAGAGGAGAACAGCTGGCATGGGACAAGCTGTGATGGACATAAAAAAATCCCTGTGGCGGGAACCAC